CGCCGTCGCTGCCGCTGCAGCAAGTGCCACCGCGAGGACATCTGCACGCCCCGTACCGACTTCAAGCCAGCCCCCGATGGAACGCTCCTCTGCCGGGGGTGCGCACCATGAGCATGGTCAGCCTATTACTCGGCACGGGCACCGGCTGGGTACCGCCGAGCGGCAAGAAGCGGACATGGCACCGCTCCGTCGAATCGGCGAACGAGGCCAGGCGTGACCAGGCCATCGCGCGCTACAGGGGCGCCATGGGCAGTGACTGGATCACGACCAGTGTCGTCGAGTCTCGTCTCGGTATCTGTCGCGGGGGCGCCCTCGACCAGCTCAAGAAGTGGGAAGGCCTGGGCCTTCTCGAAAGCCGGGAGCGCATCCCGGGCAGCCGCAGAGGCGGCTTTGAATGGAGATGGAAGAAATGAACGAACAACTGCAAAAAGCTCTGGCCGAAATCATCCAGAAAACCATGACCGGTCTTGACGCCACTGTAACCTTCCTGTCGGCGGAAATCCCTGACGTGATCCACCAACTGTTGCTCTGGTACGCGGTAAAGTACGGTCTGGAGTGCCTGTTCGGGCTGGCCCTGCTGGTCGGATGGATCGTTGCTATCCGTTGGGGATTCAAGAAGGCACGGGCGTTTGAAGCCAGTCTGAACATGCTCGCAAGCGGCGAAGGCAAGGGGTACTATTTGTTCGGGGTGGCCGCTTTCTTCCTGACACTAATGATGCTGGTAGCCGTCCCGGCGTTCATCAATATTCAATGGTTGCAAATTCTGATCGCCCCGAAACTGTGGCTGATTGAGTACGCCGCCAAACTGGTGAAATAACATGACCAGATCACAAGCAACCCCACAGTCTAGTCAGATGATCTGGATGGAAACACGCATCGCCGAGCTTGAACAGCAGAACCTTGAACTGCTCGCGGCGATTGAGGCCGTACAGATTGACGCGGAAGAGTGCTTGGACTTCGATGAATGCACAGCGATGCTGGTTCCAATCGACACGTACCATGCGCTTATAGAGCCTGCTGCCGACCTTCTCGCCAAGCGCGACCAGAGGCGGGATGCGGCGCTGTTAAGGAAACTCTCCGAAACATTTCGCAAGAAAGAAAATTGGGGGATTGACCCTGTCCACTATCTGCTACGCCTTGCCTCAGAACGCGAGTCCGGCGAGTGGAAGCCTGAACTGGAGGTGAAACCATGACCTCGGAAGACTTCGCGGCTATCGCTCAGAAGCTCCGCAAGCTCCACTGGCTTGAGGCCGTGCATAGCACTTTCATTGTTTCAGGCTCCAAGGCAGAAAAGGAACTCCGCGTCGAATTTAAAGAGACACGGAGGCTTCAACTCCTTTGTGAACAGGAGGTGAAACAGCATGACTGAATCATTCGAGAAATGGGCAGCTATACGAGGCTACTCACTTGAGAAAACCCCGGACAGCTACAAGTCTCAAGCGACCAAATCAGCTTGGCGGGCTTGGCGTCATCAGGGGCGCAGAGTCGCCGAGCTAGAAGCGCACAACGAGACTCGCAACATCGAGCTACTTGCGTCTGTGCAGCAATGCGCGCAGTTGAAAGCGCAGCTTGCCGAAACAGAAGCTCTTGAAATATCTCATGGAGAGCGTATCGAGAAGCTGACTAAGCTGCTCCTGCTGGTGAAGGATGCACTTGAAAGGCTATCTCTGTACGTTGCATTCAATGGCGATGATTGGGTAAAGAAAGAGGCAACAGAAGCCATCGCAGCAATCAACGATAGCAAGTTGGTTAAAGGTCTGATCTTGTGTGATGCGGAGCCTGTCGGTGAGGTTGAAGCTATCGATGTGGATGATGATGCTCAGCCTAGTGCATGGGTATGTATCAATACAGATATAGAGCTTGGCACTCCACTCTACGCACCACGGAGGCCAAACTAATGGATGACTTTAGTATCGGCTTTTCTATTGGGTGGGGCTTAGGGTCAGCAGGTATGTGGGTTTACTTTCGCCTAGCTGGGCTGCTTCGCACAAGAGAAGAATGGCAGGCATCACGGAGGACTGAGAAATGAGCTACCAAGAAGATGATGCGGATGTGGTGATTGCAAACCTGAATCGTGCTAATGAGGCGCTTCGTAACAAGCTCGCCGCAGAGCAAGCCTATAGTGCGAGGCTGCGGGAGTTGCTTCCAAAGCGAATTCCAAATGGGTTTGTGTCTTTCGGCCAGAATTACTGTGAGCAAGAGGACAAATTTAACGACCCTTGCAATCCCATGTGCAAATTTAAGCGAAAGTACCTGTCTGACTGTGAAGAAACACTCACCCTCCCCCACGACGACACCGCGCTCAGGGAATGGGGCGCTAGGGTGCTGCGAAAGCTTGCGAAGGATGTTCCCTACGTAGGCAGCGGCGATCTGTTCGTAAAAGCCGATGAACTTGTCAGCGGGGATTGGAAGCCGTGAATACCTACCGAGCCTGGATGTACGACCAATTCGGCTACCGCTTCGCCTTTGTCATGCACGGCGACTACAACGTAGTCATTCTGATGGCAGGTAGGCAGGCGCAGATTCTCGGCGCCACGTTTGACTATCTGGAGCAGATCACCGCCTGAAAGCCTCCATCACTCTCCCCTGATCGGCGCCCCGGTCGGCAAGAACTCTGCCGACCTGGGCGTCTTTTGTTTTATCAGCAAGGATCATGTGCACCGTCACCCGGTGCTCTTGCCCTGAGCGATCCAGCCGGCTGACGGCCTGCTGGAAGAGCTCCCAGTCATGGAACAAGTCTATGGTTGTGATATGGTGGCCTCCGTTCTGGAGCCCATCAAGACCGTGTGCGGCGCTCCCCGGCTGCAGAGCCAGGAGGGGCACAACGCCCGCAGCAAACCGGTCGAGAAATCCCTTTGTTTTGGTAGTGACCAGCTTCTTCCCGAAGCGCTTCTTCAAGCGATCGAGCGTACTCTTGAACCAATAGACGACGATCAGTGGCTCCCCGTCCAGCTCCTCCAGGAGCTCCTCCAGTGCGTCCAGTTTCTCGTCGTGTATGACGTGGTAGTTCCCGTCCGTATCGAGTACCGCGCCGCTCGCCATCTGGAGCAGCTTATTCGACAGAACGGCAGCCTGGCTGGCTGTTATCTCGCTGTCACCGATCTCCAGGTAGCACTCCTCGGCCATCTCATCATATTGCGCCCGTGCCGAATCAGGCAGCGTCACAAAGCGCTCCACGACGAGCGGCGGTGCCGTCTTGCGCCAGACGTCAGCTCTCACAGCCTGGCAGATGTCCTTGAGGCGATTCGCTACGGCGTCCGTCGCACCCGGCTTGGCTCGCCAACTGAATATGCGCTTTGCATCCCGGGAGTCGGGCGCCATGAACTGCTTACGGAACTTTCCGAGAGACGACCCGAGCCTCGTCCCGCCATCGAGCAGCAGCGCCTGCGACCAGAGGTTCTCGATGCCCCTCGGGGAGGGCGTCCCGGAGAGGAGGATCAGCCTCTCGATGAGATTCTCCCGGCGCAGCCAGCGCATCGCGATAGACCGCTGCGAATCGTGATTCTTGAATGACGTCGATTCATCCCCGATGACGAGGCGGTACGGCCAGTCGTGACCGAGCAGCCTGACGAGCGCGAAGAGGTGGTCTCGCGAAACGACGTGTAGCTTCGCCTTGTTCCGCAGGATTTGCGCCTTCGTGGCTCGCCAGTCCCTCGGCAGCAGCTCACGCTTCGTGACGACCACGTCAGACAGGAAAACGAACTCCTCGTCTTCCTGGCTCATCGTCTTGCTGAGGATGATCTCCCTGAGCTCTCCGCCCGAGACGACAGAGGCCGTCGTGCGCTGTTGGTAGTCGAAGACGGTGGTGTCTATGTGGAAGACGTCGAGGTGCTGCAGATGCCGCCACTTCGCGGTCTCGCGCGTCCAGACCTCTTGCGCCACGAGTTTCGGCGCCACGACCAGCGTCGGCATGTTCAGGAAACTCGCTGCGGTGAGCGCCGTTACGGTCTTGCCGGAGCCCGGTTCATAGGCAAGAAGGACACCTGGCTCGAAGAGGCACAGGTCGACACCGATCTCCTGGTAGTCGCGAGGCCGGTAGTCGAGCATCACCTGGCCAGGGTCAGTTTCAGGGAAGCGCTGATGAAGAGAGCGATGTCCGCCTCGCAGCGGATCACAGCCGCGTGATGGCCCTTTTCCCTCAGCTTCCTGAGCTCGTCCTGTTGAAGAGGGGTTGGCTCCTCGTGCTCATCCCGCTTCACCTCGGCGTAGGTCGTGACGCCCTTCTCCCAGGCGACCAGGCGGTCAGGCATACCGGCCCGTCCGGGGCTGGTCAGCTTGATGGCGTCGCCGCCATAGCGCCGGCAGGAGGCTACGAACTTGGCCTCCAGGGGCGATTCCTTGCGTCTAGTCGGTAAAGTCGTTTTCGATGTCATGTGCTTTCCTCTCGTTCTCGTATTTATCAGCCAGGCTGGCGACGTCGCGCGGCGGTGTCCCTCGGTAATAGAAGGTGCATAGTCCCTCCCTGCCCCAGGTGACGAGCCGCGCAACGTAGGGAACGAAGCCGAGGCGCATCAGCAGGACTCGGACACCTCGCGATTGCGGAAGGCGGAGCTCGGGGTTTCTGTTTCGCAGGGCCTGCATCAGGTGTTTCGTCGAGACGAGGTTCGGGTAGATACCGAGACCTCCCTCGCGCAGGATCGTAATCGTTGCTTCATCGACGTCCGATATGGACAGCTCGATACCTGTCAGCTTCGCGGCCGTGTCAGGGGCCCGGCCATTCGGCTCGAACCCGGATGACAGGGGCCGCTCCCGGAGCCACTTGCGGAGCGCTCCGAACATCCGTTCGTTCTTGAGCGCCTGGTCGTAGAGCCTATCGAAGTAGGCTGAGTATGACGCTATGCCGAAGCGTTCCCGAACCTGCTGTTCGAAGCGAGCTGTCGAAGAGTCATCGACGAAGGGCGTCGTCAGGTAAAAGAAGCGGCGATCGTTGTCGTCTATTGGTGCTGCGTCCCGGTGATTCGAGAGGAGCAGGACGTTCATGAAGTTCTGCGTGTTGTAGGGGTCTCGCCCCTTGGGATGAACCTCGACGCGATCGTTCGTGATGAGGTCTTTCATGCTGTTGATGACGTCATGCCGGTTATGGCCGTGCAGCTTGAGCTCCTCGACGCAGAACAGGACGCTGCCTGTGGCCCAGCCAGAGAACGCCGATTCGAGAGTCACACTCTTGACGGTCTTCACGTTGTTGGCACCGAGCGCGGCGCCGAGCAGCATGAAGATGCTCGTCTTGCCGTCGCCGGGTTGCCCGATGATGAGGGGTGCCCAGCGCACCTTGTGGCCAGGATATTGGACACAGTAGGCGGCCCAGTCGAGGAGAAGCGTCCGCTCCTTCTCATCAGGAAAGATGAGCGAGAAGTGGTCCTCGACGATGCGGATCGCGCGCTTCTCCTCCTCGCTGTACTTCGCCGGTTCGACCGGGAGCAGCTCGGGCCGATACAGGTTGAAACAGTGGAGGCCGTCACGGACATAGCACCATTTCGCGCCAGGGTGGTACTCCGCCTTGTCGAAGACCTGTGTTCGCCACTCCCTGAGAGAGTATCGTGCTGCTTCCGGTATCCGCCCGTCGCCATCGGCATAGGCAGACATGAATCGGTTGAAGCGAGCATTGTAGGAGGTTGGGCTCTCCAGGTTCTTCCGCACCTTGTGCATGAAGCTGTCCAGCTCCGCGACCCAGACCCACTCCTTGGCCCAATCTGGCGCGTCTTCCGACATCTCGGGTGGCTCGTGAACCCAGTCAGCCCTGATCTCGACCTCCTCCACGTCGCGTCTCTGCGCGAGCCAACGACGGGCGGTACCAACAGGCAAGGCCACACCGGAGAGCGCCTTGTAGCGCACGCGCAGGGCCTCCGTGATGCGAATCCGCTCTGACTCGGTCATCGCCTCCTCACGGAGAGCAGGCGCGACGCGCGTTTCCAGAACTGCGACAGAGGCGGCCTCGTCGATCTGGCGCTTCATCTCAAGGAAGTGCGCGTCAGCCTCGGCGATCATGGCCTCCTTGATCTCCGGCAACTCCTCGGCCCAGGCCATCATCGCCTTGTCGCTCGCGCGCTGGCCGACCGTCCGCGACTCCGCGACGAGCGTCTCGAAATCATCCCCCTCGACCTCGTCGAGGTGGCCGAACTTGAAGACGCGCACGACGTCCCAGAGGTTCGCGATGCCGGGCAGGGGCCAGGTGTTGTGGCTGCTCGCGATGTGCATTCCGTCGTTATGAACCCAGACGCCCTCCGGCGTGCCGCCACCACCGAACCAGGTGTAGCGACGCTGGCTGACCTGCTCGAAGGCGTCGAGGTGCGTCAGCAGCACGTCGTCAGCATCGAAGACGCGATGGAAGAGGCCGATGATGCCCTCCTTCTGGCTCGGGTCTTTCAGCTTCATGTCCTCCCCGCCGGCCCCGGCCCCGGCGCTGTGCGCAGCAGCCAGGATGTCTTCCGTGATCTGCAGGTCGACCTCGTCGTTCGCGCCCTGATACCAGCCTGAGCGAACCTCGACCGGATCGACGCGGCCCTCCTCGAAGATCGGGTCTGCTGTGTAATTGACTTGCACCCTGCTGTAGACGGCGCTGTCGATCACGGTGCCGATCTCGCGCGCCCAGGCCTTCATCTGGGCCGACGTGTAGGCCGTCCTCGACCACATCCAGACGTGGCACTTGAGCTTCCCCTCCTTGCCCGGCATCCCTGCCGAGCTGGAGAGGTGCCAGTAGAAGCTGGCGTCCATGAAGCAGGCCGGCAGGTAGTCCAGGAACAGCTCCCGGACAGCGTCGGCAGGCTCCTTGACGGGGTCGGCAGCGAACGGTTCGAAGCCGTCGATGTCGAGCATGAAGGTGTGCAGCGGCTGGTCTTCGAAGCTGGCGTTGCTGCGCCTGATGGAGCCCTTCACCTCGCCTGGTTCTGGCGTCTCGCCGAGCTTGCCGCGGATGATGCAGCGCTTCGGGTTCTTGTGGATGCGACCGAGCAACGCGGCGACGTCCGGAAGGTTGGCCACTTCGATGGCTTTTACCTTGAAGCTCAACGCCTTTTCATAGGTTTCGGTGCCGCCGTCTGCAAGGTATTTCTTGGTGAGCCTGGGCCCGAAGGACTCCAGGACAGTGAGTCTTTCGGCCATGTCAGTAGGATTTGGCGAAGTGAGTCGGAGCGATAGCCAAGGTACGCTTGGCGCGTGTCACGGCGGTGTAGAGCCAGCGGCGGGCATACTCTTCCGGAGCCAGGCCGGCTCTCGGGTTCTTGCGCTGGACGGTCAGGATGACGCTCCGCTGGTCAAAGACGATAACCTCCTCCCACTCGGAGCCCTGCGCTTTGTGGCAGGTCAGGCAATAGGCCCAGGTCATTTCCAGAAACTCCTCATCCTCGTCGTCGTTTCTCGGGACAACTAGGTTCTCTTCGAGGCGGTCTCGCATCGTGCCGATCTGATCCTTGATGAAGGGCCGCATGTCCATGATGGAGTTCCAGGTTCCGCCGCTGGAGACCAGGGTCACGGTGGCGAGGTGGGAGCGGCCATCCCAGACGAATTCAGCGATCTCGACGACGGTACCGTTGATCAGGTCTTCGTTGTAGTTGTTCGTGATGACCATCCGATCACCCTTCTCCGGTGTCGGAGAGGTGAAACCGAGAATTTTTCTGGTCACGAAATTGATGCGCTGCCTCTCGGCGTTAGTGAAAGCAAGGCACTGCGCGCCTCGCCTGATCAGCTCCTTGAAGGAGTCGGTCGGCTCGAACTCGGAGATAAGGGAACGAACTTCCGGATCGTCGTCTCGAAGGGCCTCTGCCAAGGTGAGAATCAGGCTGCCGCCTTCCTGCCTGCGTACCGTCTTGAGCTCGACGGTCGCATCGAGTGTATTGAAAACGCCAGCCGGGTACTCTTCATCGCCTACAGGGGGGAGCTGGTTGCGGTCACCGACGAGGATGAGGATTTCACACATGGACTGCATCTCGCGAAGTCGCCGGCTGCCGACCATCGACGCCTCATCAACGACAAGGACGCGGACGAAGGCACGCTTCCCCTCCGGCAATGAGCTCTCGCGTTGGCGCCAGTCGTCGCCGTATCTCGCTTCGAGGATTCGCCGGCAGGACACGAAGTGGGGTTTCTGTCCGGGTCTCTTCTTGCCTTCGAGGACATAGAAGCGCTTGTAAAAAGTTGTCGCCTCGATGCCCTTCGAGTTGAGAACCTGCGCTGCTTTGTTGGTGGGCGTGCAAACAAGAACGTCATCTCCGGCGAGGGCCTCGACCAGGGCATCAATCAGCGTCGTCTTGCCGGTTCCGGCCGCACCCGATAACAGGATCAGGCGATTACCGAACGAGATATTTTCGAGGATCGTTGAGAGAGCCTCTTCCTGCTCTTCGTACAGCTTCATGGTTAACCTCATGGGTAGGCACCTGAAATAGAAAAGGCTCCCGGTTCAGGTGCGTACCGGGAGCCTGGCTGTCAAGATGTAAGTTTCATTGACATATCAAGGATTGACACCTAGACTTCAATCAGAGGTAATGCGTCCGCGCAGATACAAATCCGGGCGCATCTCCTCACGGAAGACGGGCTCTCCTCGCTTGATGGAGTGAGCTTCAAGATCGACAAGATAGTCTGCAGGTATCTGCGACCACTGGGAGACGGCAGCGTGAGTCAGGCCAAGGGCGTTACCAACGGCGACCGGACCGCCGAGACGGGAGATGAGAGATTTTGTATCCATGACCAATGTTAGCACCGCTTACACAAGGTAAGCAACAGGAGACAACCATGAAAAGTGAACTATGGCAGCGCCTGCGAGCTGCTCGCAGATATGCGGACTTGCGACAGCTCGACGTCGCCAAGGCTTGTAACGTGTCGAGACCGGCTGTCGCCCAATGGGAGGCCGCTGAAGAGGAAAAGAGAACCCGACCCAGCATCAAGGAGATACAAGCCTTGTCGAAGCTGGCCAAGCTCCCGGTCGAGTGGCTCCTCAATGACAATGCCGATCCAGCGGACGTATGGCAGGTTGGGAGAATGGCTAACACGCCAGACCCGATGCCTGTTCGCAAAACCCTGCCCCTGCCTCCGGCCTTTGAGAGTCGTATGGGGGAAGCCTTTCGACGAGCCATAGAATTTTATGTTCTGCAGCAGAGGCCTGATCTGGCACCAGGCTTCGCCCACCAGATCGGCACCGTCGCGGCCCCGTTCTTCTGGCACGACGGGCTTCTCGCTGACATCCACACTGGTCCAAATGATCTTGCCCCCGCACTTGGCGCGCTCCTCCTTGCCGAGCGGGCTCTTGGGGAGGCTTCAACGAGGAAGATTCTGTTGCCCTTAGGGGGTGCCGCTGATGACATTCTGGGTATTGAAGTGATTCCAGTTACGTCCCCGGAAGAGGCGGCAGAAATCCTGATCCGGAACAACCAGAAAAAATTTTCGTGTCGGGGGCTTGTGTCTTTATGTAAGTTTCGCTTACACTGCGAGCCAGGCCAACCGAGGACTGTCTCCCCTCGGTAGTCAGGTGGATCAACCGGAACTACCAACCCCATGGCGTGATGCCTTCGGCTGTTGGTTTTCGAAACCGGGAGTTCCACCTGACTGCGGCCTACCTGTCACGGAGATCGCCATGTCAAAAATCGAAGCAGCGAAGGCCTTCCTTGGTACCCGGTGGGTTGGCCACCCGGATTATAAGTTTGATCCCAGGCACAGCCCAGATCAGCAACTCTACGTTCCTGCGCGTCAGCCATACTTACGTTCCATCGAAAAGGCTGCCGCCGCTTCTCGCCTTTCCAACCCGTCTTGCCTTACGAAATAAGGAGCTGCAATGCAAGTCACTCTCACCCCGGCTACCCCCGGCGAACTGCGCCTCATCGCGAAATGTCTTCTCGATATTGCCGACCTGAGCGCCCCAACCCCCCAACCTTCCGATGAACAGGCTCAGCCTGACTCCGAGAAACCCAAGGCCCGCCGCACGAAGCAGCCCACGGCGAAGGACAAGGTCGAGGGGGAGCCCGAATCTGCTGGTACTGCGCCGGGAGTGGGAGAATCCACCAAGGCCCCGGCCGATGCCCCTGCTTCTGACGAGCCCACGACCGAGCCGGTGACCCACGATACGATTCGCGCTCTCTTCGGCAAGATCACCGACCCGGAGCAGCGCAATCGCGTCGTCAAGGGCATCAAGGCCCTCGGCGCTGCCGCGATCAAGGACATCCCGAAGGACAAGCTGGACGAAGCCTACAAGCTGGTAACGGCCAATGCGTAAGAAGCGGATTGTCCTGATGGTCGAACTGGCCTGTTACCTGATCGGTCAGGAGTGGAGGCGTAAGCATGGCTGACCACGCGCTCCTCTCCTCTTCGGGCTCTGCCAAGTGGCTCGTCTGCACGCCCTCAGCCAGGCTCGAAGAGACTCTTCCGAACGAGTCCTCCGACGAAGCCAGTGAAGGCACCAAGGCGCATGATCTGGCGACGCTCGTCGGTCGCGACCACTTCTTCGGTGAAAGAAGCCCGATCCTCGCCACGCTGGCCAGCGTCGAAGAGGCGGGCTACAACGCGGAGATGTTGGAAGCTGCGCAGATATTCGTCGCCGCCTGTTCTGCCCTCGTTGAACCCCTCCGCGAGGCGGGTGAGCCCTACTCGATCCTCATCGAGCAGCGCCTCGACTACTCGCCGTGGGCTCCCGAAGCCTTCGGGACGGGTGACTTTGTGCTCGTCTCGAAGAGAAAGGTCTGGGTTCGTGACTTCAAGTACGGCAAGGGCGTCAAGGTCGATGCGGAAAACAACAGCCAGATGATGCTCTACGGGCTAGGCGCTTATAACGACCTCTCCTTCGCCTACGAAGACATCGAGTCCTTCGACATTGGTATCGTCCAGCCTCGGATCGAGAATGTCTCCTCGTTCGAGATCAGCACCACTGATCTCGTAGCCTGGGGCAACAAGGTCGTCCAACCGCAAGGGACGAAGGCCTTCGCCGGTGAGGGCGAGTTCGTGCCCGGTGATCACTGCCGGGATTACTTCTGCCGGGCGCGATTCACCTGCAGGGCGCGAGCTGAGAAGGCGCTCTCCCTCTCAGAGGGCAAACTCCTCGGTCCGGTTCTCTCTATCGAAGAGATAGCAGAGCTCCTGCCGCATCTTGACGAGATCGCCTCCTGGGCTAAAGGCCTGGCCAGTTTCGCGCTGGAGCAGGCTGTCGACAACGGCACCTCTTTCCCGGGCTACAAGCTAGTCGAGGGGCGCAGCAACCGATACATCTCCGACCAGAAGCTGGCCGCTGTCCGTCTTGTCGCGAACGGCGTTCCGAAAGAGAAGCTCTTCGGGGAGCCCGCCATGCTGGGTATCACGGCGATCGAAGAACTTGTCGGCAAGAAGAAGTTCGCCGAGCTGTTGCAGGACATCCTGGTCAAGCCACCAGGGAAACCGGTTCTCGTGCCGATCGCCGACAAGCGCCCGGCGTGGCAACCGAGACCCGATGCAGACGCCTGTTTCGGGGATTAACACGCCCATACGGGTAAGCAATACTTACTTTCAATCACCACTAAGGAGTCTCTTAAATGAGCGAAGAAAACAAAGACACTGATGCGATTCTGGGCTCGCCCGCCTTTCCCGTTCGCTTCTCCTTCACGCACTTCTTCACGCCCGTCGAGGACGAGGACAAGATCAACAAGAAGACCGGCAAACCGGACGCCTTCTACTCTTGCCAGATCATCATCGACAAAAACGACGAGGCCTCGATCGACGCGATCAACGAAATGGTCAAGCGCGCGGCTGCCGTAAAGCTCGGCGACAAGAAGATTCCCAGCACCTGGAAGCTGCCGCTCCGCGACGGCGACGAGGAGTGGGAAGAGAAGGAGTCGCCGCACCTAAAGGGTTGCTACTTCTTCAACTGCAAGACGAAAACCAAACCCGGTGTCGTCGGCACGCGCAAGGCGACCGAAGAAGATGTCGAGGCCTGGGAGATGGAGCACGACATGGAGGACGAGCGCTGGAAAGCCAAGAATCGTCCGAAGGTCGGAAAGCTGCTCCCGCTCCTGGAGGACGAGATCAAGTCCGGTGACTACGGTCGCGTGGCGGTCAATTTCTACTACTTCGAAGGCGAATCGAAGGGCGTGGCTGTGGGCCTGAACAACGTCCAGAAGCTGAAGGACGGAGAAGCCCTTGGTAGCAGCCGTAAGTCCGCTGACGAGGCCTTCGGTGACCTCGACGACGGTTTCTCGGACTGACCCCATGCGAGGCCCTAGCGCACGAAAGAAAGGCCCCGGACGCCGCCACGTCGAGGGGGAGGGGCGTCGCTCCTCCTTTCTCTACGGCGAGCCAGTCGGCAACAAGCTGGCTCGCAAAGCATTCAGGCAGCAGGTAGGACTACGCCACAAGTAGCAAGAACAGGGCGGCGAACCTTGGGACACCGAGGGGATGGGCTGGGACAACCCGGCCGGTGCCGCCCTCCTTTAATGGACGGAGCAAACGGATGAGCCCCTGCGAAACGAGAATTGTCGCCGCGTTGAAGGCAGCCCCAAGCAACACCAAGACCCTGGCCGAGGTGGCACACGTCAGCGAAGGATACGTGACGATATGCCTCAAAAGGCTTCGCGCCTCGATCCATGTCGTGGCCTGGGAGCGCAACACACGAGGCCCTGCAATCCCTATCTATGGTTGGGGCCCCGGGGAAGATGCCGAGAGCCCTTCTCCGCTCACCCCCGCTGAACGCTGCAAGGCCTACAGGAAGAACCTACGGCTGAAGCACGGCGAGAATTACCGACTGGTCCACGCCGCGCAGAAGCAGCGCGTCCCGGGCCGGGAGATCGTCGTTGCAGGGAAGGTCATCTACAAGCAATGAGATACGCCTCGATCGACTACGAGACGTTCAGCGAGGCCGACCTTCCGAAAGTCGGCCACTACCGCTACGCGGAAGACGAGAGCACGGAGATACTGCTCTGTTCTTACCGGCGTGAGGAGTGGCCGGCGCCCAGGCTCTGGGTCAAGGCGGAGGGCGAAGAGATGCCGGCCGATCTGGCTGACATCTATAGCGACCACGAGACCCTGATCTGTGCCTGGAATGCCGCATTCGAGCGGCAGATCACGATCAACTGTCTCCCTCAATTCGACATCCCGGTCAGCCGCTGGCGCTGCACAATGGCCACCGCCATGGCTGTCGGATTCCCCGGCAAGCTGGAGCAAGCCGGCCCCGCGATTGGCCTCCCTGCCGAGCTATTCAAGCAGGAGGGTGGGCGCAAGTTGATCAACAAGTTCTGCAAGCCGCGCAAACCCACGAAGAAGAACCCGGCACTGCGGCTCACCCCCGCCATGGCTCCCGAAGACTGGGAGCAATTCAAGCGCTATTGCCTGCAAGACAACGTTGCAGAGAGCGCGATTTGGAACAAGCTAAGCAAGTGGCGTCTGCCTGATGCCGAGCAGCGGCTCTGGGTGATCGACCAGAGGATCAACGATCGTGGTATCCAGGTCGACCTGGAGTTGGCATGCGCCGCCCACGAGATGGGCCTCATGCACAGAGCGAAACTCGTCGCCAAGGCGCAGGAGATCACAGGCCTCGACAATCCGAACAGCGTCAAGCAGCTCGTCGAGTGGCTCAATACGCAGCCGGACTTCGATCCGGAAGAGGACACGGCTGTCGCCGACCTGCGTAAAAAGACAGTCGAGAAGATTCTCGGCCGGGATGATCTTGGTGAAGTCGTCAGGCAGGTTCTCGAATTGCGGCAGCAGATCGCCAAATCCTCCCTCAAGAAGTACGAGACGATCCTTCGAGCGACTTGCAGGGACAACCGAATCAAGGGCACGCACCAGTTCTACGGCGCCAACAGGACCGGGCGCTGGGCAGGTCGCCTCCTGCAAGTCCAGAACTTACCGCAAGGCACCATCGAAGACCTGGCGCTTCTTGTCCTGGCTCGCGATCTGGTTCGCGCCAAGGATCACGAGACGCTCTGCTTTGTCTTCGGCGCGGACGCCATCCCGAATGTCTTGTCGTCTCTGATCCGTTCTTGCCTGATCGCCGCCCCCGGGAAGCGCCTGATTGTTGCTGATCTCTCCGCTATCGAGGCTCGGGTCACTGCCTGGTTCGCGCGGTGTGCGTGGCGTCTCGAAGTGTTCAGGACGCACGGCATGATCTACGAGGCCTCAGCAAGCCAGATGTTCAGCATTCCCTTCGAGGAGTTCAGGAGACACAAGAAGGACACCGGAAAGCACCACCCTGCTCGAAAGAAAGGCAAGGTCGCGGAGTTGGCCCTTGGCTATCAGGGCGCCGTCAATGCGATGGTCACGATGGGCGCTCTCGAACAGGGCCTCCTTCTCGCCGATCTACAGCCCATGGTCGACGCCTGGCGAGCCGCGAACCCTGAGATCGCCGGCAGCAAGAATCCGGAAAACGGGTACTGGGAGGGTGGCATTTGGCGTGATCTGGAGCAGGCTGCCCGGAAGTGCATCCTCACCGGCAAACGGCAAGAAGCAGCCAACTGCATCTTTCGCATGGCTGGCGGCATGCTGGTCATCACTCTCCCCTCCGGTCGGCATCTCCATTACGTGCATGCCCACCTGGCCTGGAAGGACAACCGTCGCCAGATCGCCTACTGGGGCGTCGACCAGAAGACGAAGCGCTGGGGCCTCCTCTACACCTACGGGGGCAAGCTGCTGGAGAACATCGTCCAGGCGTTCAGCCGCGACATCCTGCGTGAAATCCTGTTCGAGATGGACGACGAGGGCTATCACCCGATCATGCTCGTCCATGACGAGGTCGTCTTCGAAGAGGGCACTGGCTTCGGCTCGCTAGATCGAGTTCTCGAAGCGATGCGCCACACGCCGGACTACGCGGATGGCCTGCCCCTTAAAGGCGCCGGCTTCGAGAGCCTCTTCTATTACAAGGACTGAGCATGGCGGCCACTGGTTGGTGCGGCTGGCACCCAGAAGTATCCCCCTTCGCCGGGTATGCTTGCCCGGCATGTTTTCCCACCATCAAAAAGGAGCAACAAATGCAACACTACATTGGCACCAAGCGCATCCTGGCAAAGCCCATGACGCGCAAGGAGTACAACGACTTCCGCGGCTGGCAAGTGCCGGCTGACGAGAACCCCGACGATGCGGGTTACCTCGTTGAATACCTCGACGGAGGGGCTGCCAACACGAAGAGCTATGACGGATATGTGAGCTGGTCTCCGAAGGATGTCTTCGAGCGGGCGTACCACGCGACGGAAGGCATGACCTTCGGCGAGGCCCTGGCCGGATTGAAGCTCGGACTGAAGGTCGCCAGGCATGGATGGAACGGTGACGGGATGTTCGTCTATTTCGTCCAGGCGAACAGCTACCCAGCGCAGAGCAAGGTCGCCAAGGAACACTTCGGCGAGGAGGCCCTGGTTCCATATCGCGCCTATCTGGCGCTCAAGACCACCGATGGCGATATTGCGACCTGGGCGCCGAGCTGCAGCGACGCCTTGGCTGAGGACTGGAGGATCGTACCGTGACCGACCAAGCAATCGAGCAGGAAATCCAGGCCAAGGGCTTGACCGCGCTGCGCGTTACGCCGGCTCACATCGAGGCGAACATCGCGGCCGAGTATTTTTTCCGCGCGGATGAGGGCGTCTATGGGGCAGCGCGCAACCCAATGGAACCGAAAGCCTTGCCAGGGACGTTCAAGCTTGGCGACGTTCCGCTTTCGCTTCTGACCTTCTGCGTCCTCGTCCTCAAGAACGGTTTCACCGTTACCGGCGAGAGCGCCTGCGCAAGCCCGGAGAACTTCGACGCCGAACTTGGCCGCAAGATCGCCCGCCAGAACGCCGTGGCGAAAATCCGGCCGCTGATGGGCTATGCCCTCAAGACGGAGCTTGCACGATGACCATCGAACAGACCCTCGCAGAGCGACAGGACCGCTACGGCGAGTTCGCCGACCATGCCCGCATCTCGCAAAACCTGTCCGCCGTGATGCACGCCGCGCCGAGGTGGGACGGTCTGTCGGCCGCCCAGAAGGAGGCGCTGGAGATGGTCCAGCACAAGGTGGCCCGCATCCTCAATGGCGATCCCGACTATGCTGACAACTGGCACGACATCGCCGGGTACGCGACGCTGGTCGAGAATACGCTGAAAGAGAGGACGCCGACCCCCGTTGCGGAGGCATCGACCCTCCTCTGGCCCACCCTGTTGGATAACGCCTGGATGTGCAACCACGGTGATCCGAGCGAAAAGGCCGGAGTGATGCGCGTCACTGTGGGTGAAGCCTGCCCAGTCTGCTTCGCCACCAAGTAGTTCCACCGCCCCGTCAATGCGCCATCTCGGCGCGGCCGATGCTCCCCGGTAGCAGGGAGTCCTGGAGGTGTGATGACCCAGGTTGCGGGAAAAACTGACGGGGTGCCTTGTAAGCATAGCTTACGTTGAGTTAGAGTAGTCAATATGCCAGTTCTTGATCACCCAGTTCATCCATCGACCCGTATCGGTAGCGACCACCGCTATCCGTGCTGGGATCGGCCGGACCGGTTTAGCGATCACTACACCGCCCCGAACCGCCGCTATTTCCCGGATGGGCGGTTCGTGGTGGAGAGCGTCGTGGTCAAGTTCGACATGAGCCACGATTGCCGATATGACGGGAACAACGGCAAGTTCGGCGGCGACCCCTGCTGTGCGGGCTGCCGGCACTACAAGAAGAGCGGACACCTTGCCTTCGTACAGGAGCACGGAAAATGAGCGAGATCGAGTCCGTCGCCCTTCGCGCAGTGCAGCTCTATGCCGAGGCACACCCACGGCCGAGCAGCGTGACCCAGGAACAGGCCGCCGAGATGGTGGGCGTGTCCCGGGCAACGATCAGCCGGATGGTCAAGTCCGGCGTTTTGAAGCTGAACAAATTCGGGCGCATCCCCACCGCGGAGGTGGATCGCGCCTTATCGAGTTGAACGCCCTTCTGGTATATGAGGGGAGCCAGCAGCAACGGCTCCGTGATGTCTCCTCTGCCTGGCTTGCGTCAGGAATTAGCCCGCTCTGCAGGGAAATATACCGACGCAGATGCCCCCGGGTAAGCCGGGAAGATTTCACGCCACCCGGCACACTTCATCCTACCCACACACGGCGTGGCGGGTTTCGGGCTTTTCGCCGGGTGGCCTTTTCCTCAGTCGAGCTGTTTCGCGATGTCCCCCGGCGAGGGGCTGAAATAGACCATCGCCATCTTCGGGTCGCTCCAGCCGAATATCTTGCAGAGCGTGAGGACGTCGACCTTCCGGGCCATCCGGGTCGCCGCCGTATGCCGGCTGTCGTGGAACGTGAAGCCAGACAGGCCGGCGCGATCCCGGTACCGCCGGAACAGGGCATCCAGTGTCGAAGGCTGGACCGCGAATACCGAGACCTGGTCCCAGCCCCGCATCTGAGATAGCAGTCGCCGTGCCCGGTAGGACAGGGGAACGTCGCGCACCTTGCCGTTCTTCGTGTCCGGCAGCCGACAGTGGTCTGCAGCCACGCGCTCCCAGGTGAGGCCGCACAGCTCACTGGCCCGCATGCCGGTACGCAGGGCGAGCAGGAACAGGACCGCGACAGCCTGGCTGATCGTCTCGATCCGTCCGAGCCGGCGGTAGCCCATGGCGGTGACCATTCGCCGCGTTTCGGCCGGTGTGATGACTCGGTCCCGGTGATCCGGGGATCGCGGCTTGCGGACGTCCTTCACCGGGTTGCTGTCGATCCAGCGCCACTCGCGGCGAGCGACCTCGAAGACCGAGCCGAGCAGACCGAACTCACGCAGGACCGACCCGGCCGACACCTCCTTCAGCCTCGCATCGCGCCAGGCCGCGATGTCTGTGACCGTGATGTCCTTGAGCCGCTTCCCCACCGGTAACGCCTTGGCCAACCGGTGCAGGCGGATAACCTCCCACCGTTCGCCCTTGTGGGTAGGGGAGACCTCCTCCCCGAACCGATCGAGGGCCTGGCGCAGGGTGTGCCCGGACGTCATGTCTTTCTCCGGCAGCCCGCGCAGTTCTGTCTCTCTGGCCGCGGCCCAGGCGCTGGCCTCTCGCCTTGTACGGAAGGTCTTCGACTCGCGATGCCCGCGAATAGCGACCTGAACACGGTAGCCGTTTGCTGTCGGCTGAATTGACGCCATGGGGAACTCCCTGTGTAAATCGTGGGGAGTTCGATTGTGCAAATTGCTACACGGAGCGTCAATATCTTTTCACAGCAGGAGGTAACCTGTTGTTTTTGCTACACATTGATACGCAGAGCGTATCACACTGGTGCCCCGAGCCAGACTCGACAACGGCTTAAAACAAGGCCTGGGGCACCGGTGGGTAATTTATGGGGAAGGCCTCGACGCACGCAACTGTTCCGGAACCTCAGACTCATTTGCGTACTTCTTTGCCTCCTGGCCAAGCTCTATCATCCTTCTCTGATAGTCTGCGACGTACTTTCCGCGCTGTTCATCGCTAAGGCCGCGGTCCATAAGGCGATACTTCAACTGCCGCTCCGCCTCTTGTACCTTGGCTGTCATGACCTGAAGATTCGTTGCCCGGGTGTGTTCCGGATCGAGGCCGTAGAAGTTGAAGCCGAGGAGCCCAGCGAGAGCTTGCCCTTCTGTTGCCTTGGGGTCTCCGAACTTGTTCGTCGTCCCAGACACAGCCTGGACCATCTTGCCCCCGTACTGCTTATCAACCAGGCCCATCGGGGAGGCAAAGCCGTGGCTTGAGACGAAGGGGGGCGCCATCAGATCGTAGGCGTAATTGGCGATGGCCGCGGCCTGGTAGCTGCCCGGATCGGCCTCGTTGTAGATCGGCCGCTTCGTGAAGCTGTCATAGTTCGTCGCCAGGGCCCCGGCCGCGCCGAGGATCGGTGACGACATCATGCCGAAGATGTCATCGACGAGCGCCTTCTTGAGGTTGCCCTCCCAGAGATGTCCGCCGGTCTGCGAGTAGAAGGTCCAGGGGAAGTAGTAACCCACGTCGGCGACCTGCAGCCGGCCATCGGCGTCCCGGAAGGGCAGGAAGACAGTATGGCCGCGGTCCTGGAGCCACTGCGGGAGCGACTTCTTGAGCTTCTTGAGGTCATCGTCATCCGCCCCGAAGAGACTCGCGACGTAAGCCTGCATACCGTAGAGCAGACCAGCCCACGGCAGGAAACGCCAGGGATGCTTCGTGGCAACCTCCAGCAGGCGCGGCAGAACTTTCGCCTGATAGGTCAGGAAGGGAGCGCCGACAGGGGCATTACGCAGGTAGCGGATTTCCTTATTGACAAGGCTGTAGTCGAAGAGCCACTTCTGGGCTTCGATCGCTGCCTCTGCTTCGGACTTGCCCTTGTTCATCTCGTCGATGATCTTGATCGTCTTACCGAGGGCCTCCGTGAATTGGTACAGGTCGCCGACCTTATCGAAGAGGTGCGTGCCGGCCAGCCTGAGCCACGACAACGGGTGCATGCCCTTGGCCTGGACTTCAAGAGCGAGCAAATCGCGCTTGAAGCGGTGCAGCTCCTGGGCCGTGAAGGTGCTCTCCGTCACGCCGTACTTCTTGGCGATCATCCAGTGCCGGCCGTTCTTGCTGATCTCGTTGGCCGCCTGGACAAGAAGTACAGGCAGCTTATGGAGGCCGATGCCGGAGAGCTGCAACATCACCATGTTCGACATGAAATTTCGAATCTGGCCAGGCGGATTGAGCGCCACCTTGGCGAACTTCCAAGCCTGGACCAGCTTCGTCCCTTTGCCGCCGTAGCCTAGCCAGTCAGCGAAGACACCAGGATCGGCATTGACGAGCTGGCTGTCGCCCATGATGTCGTTATAGACCTCCTCTCGAACGAGCATGCCACGCAGAAGCCCGTAGCGATTCGTGTCGGGAATCTGCTTGTATTTCGTGTGCTCGATCACAACGGCGCCATTCTGGATCGCCGGCAAGGCGTGGATCGCGGCATCGGCCAGGGAGCGCATCTGATCGACGAGCTGCTGAGCCTTGGCCTGAGCTGCTGCCTCATAGTGCGGAATCTGCCTGCTGATACGATCAGCCTCCGACTTCAGCCAGAAAGCCGAGACCCGTTGCCCGCGGTACGGCACGAAGACGGACGGATATATCCAGTTGTCGTTCTGGCTGATCTTCCCAAGCCAATCGAGGAGCGCCACGTCCCGCATCGCCCGGCCGATGGCACTGGCCGACAGGAAGGCAGGGTCTTTCACTTCGCCGAGGACGAGCTCCCTGATCTCTGGCGCGATGTCCTTGCGGTGCTTCAGGTAGCCCATATCGGTCGGCTTCTTGCCGGCACCAAGTACCTTCCAATCCTGCTCGCTCATCAGGTGCTTCAGGTACATGCGAGGCAGGTATTGGTCCTTGTAGTGAGCACGGGCTGCCGGGTCGAGAAGGCCACGAGCGACCAGGGCGTCGCCAACGTAGTTGATCGTGTCCTTGATCCGCTTTGCCATCGCCCTGGCCTCGGCGTGGCCGATCATCGAAGGGCTCGCCCCGCGTGTCGTCAGGTAGGCATAGACGGCGGCCTTGTCTGCCTGCGGTACATCCTTGAAGCCATCACGAATCTCGTTGATGATCTCATCGACGCGGGCCACCTTGCCGAGAGCCAGGTAGCGGGCCTCCATGTACTTGAACTGTTCGGGCAGATTGTGCAGACCATCGACTGCGGCGTCGAGTTTGCCGAGGGTGCTATCCACCGCGTCCGAGACTTTGCGGGCCAAGCTCATGCGGATGTCGGGGTTGGTCGGATCGAACTGGCCGTTGTTGCCAATGGCGGACTTGATCTGGTTGGGACGAAAAGCAACGTATTCGCGCACGAATCCGATCTTGGTGTCGCCTTCAAACACAAGCCCGTCGTATCCTTGCGCTTCAAGATCAGCTCGATAGGCCTTGGCATCGCTTTGCTTCATGCGATCCTCAATCTCGTCGATCTTTTCAATCGGTTCGATCTTCGGGTTTTTCAAAGACAGGTACACGAGCATCGTGTTGGCCCCGTCTTTGGGCTCCCCCCAGCGGGACGTGTAACGATCCGCGTAACTTTGGTCGTCAGTAAAGAAAAATCCAATATGTTTCTGCGGAGTTGAAAAGTTTGGCTTGACGCCCTTCTTGGAAAATTCCGAAAAACCACTTGTGGTCCCGTGATACACGACCAACGGCTTGCCATTGGCATCGACCACCTTGCTATCACCGAACCACCGCCAGAAGTTGCGCAGGCCTTCCTCGGTCTGAGCAATCGGTTTCCCGGCAGAATTCCGCGTTGACCGCAATACCCCATCGACATCGATCTGGGCACGAGCGAGGGAGAACAGGGGCAGCCCGCGACTGACCTGTTCGCGCATCGCCGGTGTGATGGAGAAGCCGGTCTGCTGCATGATGTCATTGACTTCGCCAACCTCTGGGCTGAATGCCTTTCCGTTGTCGATCTCAACCGTCTCCATCTTCCCGCCGCCGACCCGTTCAAGAACGTAGCTGACGACCTGGGGAACGATACGGTCGTAGAAGGCCTTCATGCCTTCGCCGCCGACCTTGAGGCCATCTCCTTCAATAGTGTGGAACTTGACAGCACCACCCTTGGATACCGGCTCACTCGCTAGCAACTTCTCGGCAGCTTCCT